TTACAATTATTTTTCGAAGATAGTACAAAGGTAATTCAAAGAAAACACTTATCTTGCTGGTCAAAATTTGACCTTAACAGTTTATCAATTCATAAAGAGGAAGTAAAAGAAATGGCCGCTAATATGATGGCTAATAGCAACGGTGGTGAGATAAGACTAAAAAGATTTTCTAGTGATGGTACAACAATTCCTATTATTAGACAATATATCAGAAAATTAATTGCAACAGGTTTCAGACCAGATGTTGTGATTTTAGATTACATTGATGTAGTAGAACCATCAAGAAGATTTGATGATGTGAATGCAGGTGAAGGTAGTGTAATGAGACAATTTGAGACAATGTTATTAGAATTAGATATTGCAGGGTGGACAGCTGTTCAAGGTAATAGAAGTTCTATTAAAGCTGATGTAGTTGAAGCTGACCAAATGGGTGGTTCAATCAAAAAAGCACAAATTGGACACTTTGTTGTATCTATAGCTAAAACGCTTGACCAAAAAGATAAAAGTACCGCTACTATGGCTATTCTTAAATCTCGTTTTGGTAAGTCTGGAATGATATTCGAAGACATCATATTTGATAATGCTAGAATCCAAATAGAAATGGGTGAAAACAAACAAGCTTCTACTCGTACTGAATATAAAAATAATGTAGAAGTTAAAGGTCAAAAAAGAACCAATGAAGTATTAGATGCTATGCTAAATAGAAACACTGCTTTAAATAGTGACTTTGTATAACAACAATTAAATAATTAATAAAAAACAAAACAATGATTGAACCAATTTTAAAACCAAACCCAGATAGGTTTGTTATTTTTCCAATTGCCCACCAAGATTTATGGGATTACTATGAAATCGAATTAGAAGCGATGTGGACAGTAAAAGAAGTTGACTTATCCAAAGACATTGAACACTGGAATAAGAAACTAAATGATAATGAAAGATTTTTCATTAAAAATGTGTTGGCATTTTTTGCTGCATCGGATGGTATTGTGAATGAAAACCTAGCGATTAACTTTTTAAATGAAGTTCAATATGCAGAAGCTAAATTCTTTTATGGGTTTCAAATTATGATGGAAAATATCCATAGTAATATGTATTCATTACTTATCGATACTTACATCAAAGATACCAAAGAAAGAAACGAATGTTTCAAAGCTATTGAATATATGCCACCAGTTAAGAAAAAAGCTGAATGGGCTCTTAAATGGATTGAATCAGATTCTTTTATAGAAAGACTTATTGCATTTGTTGCTGTTGAAGGTATTTTCTTTTCAGGTTCATTCTGTAGTATTTTCTATTTGAAATCTAGAGGTCTTATGCCTGGGTTATGTGATTCTAATACATTTATCTCTAGAGATGAAGCGTTGCATGCTGATTTTGCGATTCATTTATTAAACAATCACATTGTAAACAAACCAAGTAAAGATAGAATCAAAGAAATATTTTTATCTGCTTTGGAAATTGAGAAAGAATTTATAACAGAATCTTTACCAGTTTCATTGATTGGTATGAATGCTGATTTGATGAAACAATATTTAGAATTTGTTGTAGATGGTTTATTAATTCAATTAGGTTGTGAAAAAGAATTCAACTCAAAAAATCCATTTGAATTTATGAATCAAATCACATTAAAAACAAAACAAAACTTCTTTGAAGGAAGGTCCTCAGAGTATAAAGCAGCTGATTTATCTGGTGCTATTTCATTTGATGAAGAAATATAAGTAAAATATGCAAGTAGTAAAAAGAAACGGACAAAAAATAGATTTTAATCCAAATAAAATCTTATTAAGAATAAAAAAACAATCAGATGGGTTAAAAGTTAACCCTGATGAGTTGTTCTTGAAAGTAACGCAAGGTATTGCGGACAACATGACTACAAACGAAGTTGATGATTTGATTTCGATTGTTGCTGAATCATTATCAATGAATCACCCAGATTATTCAATCTTGGCGGCTAACATAGCTATTAGTAAGCTTCATAAAGAAACTGAAGATAACTTTATGAAAGCAACTAAAAAACAGTACAATGCTGGGTTATTAAATGATTTCTATTACAATAAAGTAAAAGAAAATATTGAACTTATTGAATCAGTAATTGATTATAAAAGAGATTTTCATTTTGATTATTTCGGATGGTGTTCATTAAAAGATATTTATCTTTTAAAAACAAAGGATGGTCAATTGGTTGAAAGACCACAACAATTATATATTCGTGTTGCCCTTATGGTAACTAACAATGCTGATGATTTCAGAGAAAAATATAATGATTTAAGCAATCAAAAAGAATCTCCAGCAACACCAATTAAAATTAATATTGGAACCAAAATTGGACAAATAGCATCATGCAATTTATCAATTGTTCCAGATGATTCAACTGAAGGGTTATTATCAATGTTGGGTAGAATATCGATTTCATCTTCTAAAGCAGAAGGTATTGGTCTAGCTGTATCTAATATTCGTTCTAGAGAAACTAATGTAGGTAATTCTGATGGTAAAGCTGGTGGTATATTCAAATATCTTAAAGTAGTGAATGAAGCACTTAGATTCTGGAACCAACGTGGTAAAAGACCTGGTTCATGTGCTGTTTATATAGAGCCATGGCATAAAGATATTTTCGATGTATTGGATATGAGAAAGAAAACTGGTGATGAAAGTCTTAGAGCTAGAGATTTGTTCTCTGCACTTTGGATTCCAGATAATTTCATGAGAGCAGTAGAAGAAAATTCTGATTGGTATTTATTTTGTCCTCACGACATCAAAATAGCTGGTTTAAAGCCATTTTATGAAATTTATGGTGCCGAATACGAAGAAGAGTATAATAAAGCGGTAGAAATGGGTATTGGTACCAAAATCAAAGCACATGATTTATGGTTGAAGATACTTGAAGCACAAATTGAAAGCGGAATGCCTTATATGTGTTTTAAAGATTCAGCTAATATCAAATCGAACCAAAAGAATATGGGTGTTATTCACTCTAGTAACTTATGTAGTGAGATTATGGAAGTAACTGATGCCAACACAACAGCTATTTGTACACTTACCAGTATTCCAGTTCAAAAATTTGTTATTGATGGGAAATATGATTACAATGAATTAGGCCGTGTTGCACGTTCAGTAACAAAATCACTTAATATCGCTATTGATGTAAATGAATATTCAACTGAAGAAGGTCGTAAAGGTGGTTTAGAGCAAAGAGCATTAGGAATTGGTATCCAAGGTTTAGCTGACGTATTTGCGTTGCTTAAAATTCCTTTTACAAGTCCATTGGCTAGAACAATTAATAAAACAATTTTTGAAACGATATATTTCAATGCGTTAAGACAATCATGCGACTTGGCTAAATATACTGGTTTAACTTATGATGGTTACGAAGGTTCACCAATATCGCAAGGTATTTTCCAATGGGAAATGTGGGGGTTAACTGAAGCTGATTTATCTGGAATGTATGATTGGAAAACATTAAGAGAAGATATCTTAATCTATGGTATTAGAAACTCTTTGGTTACAACATGTCCACCAACAGCAAGTTCTGCACGTGTAATAGGTTCTAACGAAGCTTTTGAACCATTCACATCTAACTTATATGTTCGTAGAGTAACTGGTGGTGAGTTTGCTATGGTAAACAAACACTTGGTTAGAGAATTAGAAGAAGAAGGGATTTGGAATAGAGAAACACTTCAAGAATTGATGAAGAACGATGGTAGTGTTCAAAACATACCAACAATTAATGAAGACATTAAAGAGAGATATAAAACAGTTTGGGAAATATCACAAAAATCTCTTATTGAAATGTCAGCTGAGAGAGGCCCATTCGTAGACCAATCGCAAAGTCTTAATATTTTCTTCTCTACTCCAACAGTTGGTAAGCTAACTACTTCACATACACTAGCATGGAAATTAGGTCTTAAAACAGGTCAATATTACTTGAGAAGTGAATCTGTAGATAATAAAGCTAAACACTTAGCGATTGATATGGATAAGAATAAACCAGAAAAACCGCAAGACAGTCAATTTGAATGCTTCGGGTGTTCATCATAATAAAAATCAAAGGGACCTAAATGGTCCCTTTTTTTATTTGCCATATTTACTTATAAAAATAATTTATTATCATATTTATCTAAAAAAGAATAAGTATGAAATATATTAATATAAATTACCCATTTAAAGATAGTCCTAAAGGGTTTTTTTTAGATTTAAATTCTGATGATGCTTCAGCAATAAAAGCTGACCTTATGCACCTCGTTTTAACTAGAAAAGGACAAAGACTTTACAACCCAGATTTTGGTACTGATTTATTAAAATTTATCTTTGAACCTAATGATAGTTTAACATTAGCAGGTATTAAATCAGAAATGACTACTGTAATAAAAAAATATTTACCTAAACTAAATATTGATGAAATATCAGTAGCTGAATCTCCTGAAAGCGAATATGCTGCGGTAGTTACAATAAAATACACAATAACAGATGATGTCTTTACAACACAAGACTTAGTAATAATAAATATATAATGGCAAATACAGGAATACACTATACCTCTAGAAACTTCGCTGAAATACGTACCGACTTGGTAAATATGGTTAAGCAATACTATCCAGATATTTTTGGAGATTTTAATGATGCATCGGTAGGTATGATGCTTTTGGAGCTTAATGCAGCTGTTGGTGATATGTTATCAACCAATACTGATAGAATGTTTCAAGAAACACAAATTGATTATGCTAAAGAAAGAAAATCAATTCTTTCCATGGCTAGAACATTTGGTTTAAAAATACCAGGTAAAAGACCTAGTGTAACTATTGTAGATTTTTCAGTAACCGTTCCAGTATTGGGTGATTCATTTGACATCTCATACGCTCCAATTATTAGAACAGGTTCTCAAGTAAATGGAGCTGGTAAAGTTTTTGAAGTTAATAACGATATTGATTTCAGTAATCCATTTAATATAAATGGAATACCTAACAGACTTATAATACCGAATTTAGATTCAAATGGTAATTTAGCTAACTATACACTTACTAAAAGAGAAATAGTATCTAACGGTTCTTCTAAGATTTTTAAAAGAGTTTTAACCAGTGCTGATGTAAAACCATTTTTAGAGATTGTTTTACCAGAAGATAATGTAATTTCAATTGAATCAATTATTACATTACCAGGAACAAATTTTATAAAATTACCAACACTTGATGATTTTTTAAACTTAGATAATAGATGGTTTGAAATGGATGCTTTGGCTGAAGATAAAGTTTTCATTGAAGATAATTCTAGAATTACCGATAGTTCTAGTGTAAGACCAGGAAAGTGGATTTCAACAAATAAAAAATTCATTAGAGAATATACAGATTTAGGTTTTACCAAAATTATTTTAGGTGGTGGTAATCAAGATACTAGTAGTCTTTGTGATTTTGATACAAATACTGCTTTGGTTAATCAAATTGGTGATTTTATCAATAATATGTCTTTAGGTATCACACCAACATCTAATACTACTATGTTTATTAAATATAGAGTGGGTGGTGGTTCAGATAGCAACGTTGGACCAAACGTATTAACTAGTGTAGGTTTGATGAATATGAATGTTAATGGGGCCAAACCTTTAATGAATGCAGCTGTTCAAGCTTCTCTTAAAGTTAACAATGCATTTCCAGCTTTAGGTGGTAAAAATGAACCTAGTGTTGAAGAAATAAGAAATCTTGTAAGATATAATTTTGCCTCACAAAATAGAGCAGTAACAATTAAAGATTATCAAACTAGAATAGCTCAAATGCCTGGTAACTTTGGTGTACCATTCAGATGTGGTGTTTTTGAACAACAAAATAAAATTAAAGTTTATATACTTAGCCTTGACGCTCAATCTAAATTGACTAACAATTCAACTAGTGTTCTTAGAGAGAACATATCAAATTATTTAGCTGATTATAGAATGATTAATGATTACGTTGAAATTACCAATGGTAGAATAATTAATTTAGGTTTTCAAGTTGATTTAATGGTTGATAAAAAACAACCACAAGGACAAATTATTAGTCAGGTAATTTCAGATATACAATCGTATATGGATATAAACAAATATCAAATGGGTGATAATATTTATCTATCATCATTGATTGAAACTATTAATAATGTTGCTGGTGTGTTAAACGTAATTGATTTGAGAGTTTATAACAAAGTAGGGCAAGGTAAATATAGTGTTAATGAAATTTCACAACCATATTCTGATGCTAACACTAGACAAGTAGATATTTCAGGTGATTATACCCTTTTCGGTGAACCAATTAGTATGTTTGAGATTAAAGACCCAACTAAAGATATTATAGTTAGAGTAAAATAATCTTTCCTTATTCATTATTTAGGTTATATTAATCCAAATAATAAAATTTAAAAAATAAAAATATGAGTTGCGGATGTAAAGCAGAAAAAGGTGATAAAACACCAATTAATTCATTAAATAATGATGAAAACCAACCTAAAAAAAATATAATAGCTGAAATAATTCACTATTCGGTAAAATTAATAGGTTTTGGTATAGGGCTATTGCTACTACCAATATTAGTTTTAGTTATAATTCATTATATGTTTAAATTAATTGTACTAACCAAAGATATTGATATTAAACCATTGTTTGTTTCATTAGCTAAATTTATGAAAAAAGTAGGTGAAGATAATGAAATTAAAGACGAGGATGATGACGATGATGACGATGATGTAGAATGGGAAAATATCGACCCAAATGATTTTGAAATGGTTGGGGTAGATGAAATTAAAAAAAAATAAATAAGAATGTCAAAAGCGATAAGAATAAGAACAACACCAAATGATGGTGATAAATATATTAAGATTAAACTAGAACAAGATTTTGATTTTCTAGAGGTATTATCATTAAATATAAACCAAGAAGATGTTTATAAACGATTTTCTTCTGACTATGGTGTTATTGTTGGTAGGGTAATCATTAATGGTGGGTTTGGTGTACCAAATGCCAAAGTGAGTGTTTTTATACCGTTAGATGACATTGATAAAAATGATATTTTAAAGAGAGGTTTATATCCTTACCAAAGAATAAACGATAAAAATAGTGATGGTATCAGATATAACTTATTAACACAAGATTCTGAATCAGTAAATGAATGTTTTACACCAATTGGTACTTTCCCTACTAAAAGAGAAGTTTTAGATAATGAAGCAATGTTAGAAGTGTATTGTAAATATTATAGATTTACAACAACTACTAATCATGCTGGTGATTTCATGATTTTTGGTGTACCACTAGGTAACTATAATGTTCATGTAGATGCGGATATTTCAGATATTGGTATTGCTTCACAAAGACCATATGATTTTATTTCTAAAGGTGCTAGCATATCCAGATTCGATTCAACGACTAAATTCTCAACGGGTACAAATTTAGATAAATTAATGCAAGTAAAAAGCTTAGATTCAGGTGTAAATGTGCAACCATTCTGGGGTGATGTAGAAAGTTATGAAATTGGTATTACTCGTTTAGATTTAGACTTAAATTATGACATAACACCAGCTGCTATCTTTATGGGTAGTATATTTGGTGATAAAGATAAACATAGTGTTAATAAACGATGTAGACCTAGAAAAGCATTAGGTATATTAGATGAACAAATGACCAATGAAGGTACTATTCGTATGATTAGAAAAACCTTTGATAATAAGGTTGAAGAATTTAATGTTGATGGTTCAGAACTTATTGATGATAAAGGTGCGTGGGCATATCAAATACCTATGAATTTAGATTATATGGTTACTGATGAAGGTGGTAATCTAATTTTATCTCAAGACCCTGATAAAGGAATACCTACTAGAGCTAGAGTAAGATTTAACATTGGTATGACCAATAGTGGTGGTTTAGGTAGACTTAGAACAAGAGCTAGATATTTGGTTCCTAATAACCCTAAGACTGCTACTGATATTGATTATGAGTTTGGTGCTAAAACACTAGACCATAGTTTTAGAGATTTACACTGGAACAAAATTTATACTGTTAGTAATTTCATTAGCAGATTTCAAAGACGTAATGCTTTTACGTCAAATTTAACTAGGGCAATGACAGGTATCAAAGACGTTGAAAATTCAGGTAAAGTACCATTTCCTTTTAATAGAGTTAACACAGAAATAAACCCAATATTTTTCATTATTTGTTTGATTATGTGGGTTATTATTCTTATGATATTTGTTATGAATTTTTTGGTATATCCTATCATTAATTTTATTTTAGGTATTATAAAAGATGTTCTTTATTTTATTTGTGGTTTAGGGTTTAGTAGTTGGGTTATAAGTTGGCATCCATTTGGTTTCTGTTGTGATATTGCGGATAGAATTAACTATATCCCTTGTACAACGGTAATATGTCCATTTGATGATGGTTATACCTATGCACCAGGTTGTCAAAAAGGTGATAGAACATACAATGCAACATGTGACCAAAGTTCGTGTCCTACATATTGTAAAGGTGATGATTTTGGTCACAATGGTGTTGATTGTGGTCTAAGTGATTGTGTTGCTTTTGCAATGGCTAGAGCTTTAAACTTATTTAAATTTGATTTTTATAATGATTGGGTAAATGGAAGTTTATTTAGTTATTTATTAAAATACAAAAGAAGAAGAAACAAATCAGAAAAATTTTGCGAATCAAATTGTGATGATATTGCTGGTGGTGGTATGGATGGAAATGGTAATGGAATTGCTGATAATAGTTGTTATACTAGTGTATTAATGGATACGTGTTTTACTGGAAGCGATGCACAAAAAAGTACAAGAGATGCTTCAATTGATGAAGGTTTAATTAAAAAAGTTGGTACTGATTTTTACTATGCTGCTACAAACAGAACCACTGATTTAAAATTATTTGCAACTGATATAGTTAGTTTAGGGTCAGTATTTGAATGTGACTGGCAAGGAATTCCTAAAATACAAAAACAATTAATACCAACAACATTTAAAGTACCACCAGATACACAAGAATTAACCGATGACCAAAAAAAGATTGAAACATCTGGTATGGTTGATATTGGTGGTGATACATGTGGTAATTTCTTTAGTATTAATTGTCTTGGTTTACACGTTAATCAAAGACAATGTACTAACATTAGACACATATGTGAATTTGGTGTTGATGTTGACCAAGCAGCGTTATCACCAACAGATAATAATACTATATTAGTAGATGCTGATTGTGTTATAGGTGTTAGTGATATTGATGATAATTTTGGTAAATGGACTAGAGATGTTTTATATGGTCTAAACAAATCAAACACCCCATGGGTTGGTTTAAATAGCCTTACATTACCAACACCAAATGGTTTTTCAACTGAATTTAATTTAAATAATGCTGGTACGTATGACCAAGTTAGTCCTGTTGATAATGGTGCTGATTATGTTAAATTTAGAAATATTAGTGTTAATCATTCAATAGTTAGTGATAACACTTTTGGTCAATCAGACCATTCATATTTTTTCTATTTTGGATTAGAAGACGGTAGCACTGGTTTAGATTTAATGAATAAAAAATTCTTTGCTAGTTGCATTAAACCACAAAGAGATGATATTCTTATTGAATCAAATTCTACCCCAGATACATTTAGTGCTGGTAGTGGTTGTATTACGTTTTCATTTGTTGGTGGTATTGGACCATTCAATTATACAATAACTGGATTAAATGACCCACAAGGTAACCCAATAAACATAACACCAAAAAGTGGTACGGTTTTAACTAGTAATGTTACGACTCCACCAATATGTGGTTTATACCCTGGAACTTATTTAATTTCAGCAGTAGATGCATTAGGCACACCAGTTAATGATACTATTGGTGTTAATGGTGCAATACCATTATATTGTTATACTTATGTTTCATCAATGGCAAGTCATGATTATAGTTCTGACGGTGCAATTACAATAGGTAATGCTGGTGGTGGAACTGGGACTTTACATTACACATTAAAAAATTCAGCTGGTGTAACTATAAGCGGTGGTAACGCAACAACAAATTTGGTAATACCAAATTTGGCTACTGATTGGGTAACTAGTGGTTATACGTTAACAGTTTATGATGATGCTGTTCCACCAAATAAATGTATAACTACTGGTTTGACTATAAGTGGTCCTAGTGTAATGCATGTTACATATAGTGCAACAAATATTCACTGTTTTGGTGGTACTAGTGGTGAGATAAAAATAAGTGTTGTTGGTGGTGTTCCACCATATGCAGTTCAAGTTACTGGACCTAACGCTTATCAATTAAATGGACAAAATCATATAGGACTAAAAGCTGGTCCTTATAATTATACTGTTGTCGATGCTGTAGGTTCAGCCGTTACGTCAACAACTAGTATAGTGTTGGTTGATGAAAACCCACAATTAGCAATAGATAAACCAGTAAGTAGTACTAACATTATTGCACAACAATGTGATGAAAATAATTATATTATACCTTTTGTTATTACAGCAGGACCTGCACAGGTTCAATATAGTGTAGATAATTGGACAACAATTCTTACAACATCATCTAGTAATCTTACTTATTCATCGGCAAACAATATATATTATCTTAAAGTACCTAAAACAGATGTTACTTATGGTAGTGGTGTAGTTATTAGAACATTTAGTAATTTATTTCCTCACCCTAACGTATTACCATGTTATTCTAATGTTTTAACTTATTATATACAGGAAATGGAATTACCACCAGTAAAATTAGCTATTAAAGATAGTCTTCTTAGTAATTATAATGCAGCTAATGAAGCTATTTATCATAATCATATGCAATGTGACCCTAACAATGGAACGTATATGTTTAGTATTAACCAATTAGATATTGGTATAACAACCAGAGCACCTTATACCATTGAATATAAAGTGGATTCAGTTGCTGCTATAACACAAACAATAACACATTATAGTGGATTGGTAACACTTACTGGTGCTAGAATTACACCTGGTGATACTAAAGTTGATTTTTATATTAGAATAACTGATAATAAAGGATGTCAATTTCCAGATACTGCTACAGCTAATGCAAATACATGGTTTAAAGCTTCGGTTCAGTTACCATCAGCTGCAATGACTAAAGCAATTGTAACAACACCTTCTGGTAGTAACTATAACCACTCATTAACTGTTTATGGTGGTATAGCACCTTTAACATTAGCAGGTGTTGGTGTAATAAATGCTGGACAAACATATACATTCACTACTAATAGTTTAGTTTATGTTAATACTGTAACTGATGCTTATGGATGTATACTTAATATTATAGGATAAGATGGATATAGAAAGATTAAAACAAAGACTCAATGCATTCACATCAAAAAAAGATGTGAATGATGATACGTACTTAAAAATTAACATAAGTACTAAAGAAAGATTATTACCACCTGATGAAAAGAACAAAACAGTAAATGCTGGTGAAAGATTTGAAATTGAGAGAAATCGTAGTAAATATTATAGAATAATTGGGTCGATAAACCCAACAGTCTCAAATGCGTTGTTTAATTTGGCCGATTCAGCTAAAGCAAACAAATACACATGGTCTACATTCAACGATATTTTATTTTTGGATACATCATACCCAAAAGATAATGATGTGGCTGATAAAACGGATTATACGTATCAATTATCATTGAAAAACAATTTGGTTGAAATGGATGGTTGGTTTGGTCATTTTAATCCAGACAAAACACGTTCTGGGTTCTGTGATTTTTTTGATATGGAACCAAAAAGAGAACGTTTTTCTTTTATTCCAGATATGGCACCTTATCATCCAACACCAGCACAAATTGCTGATTCAACAACACAAGTAAAAAACTGGGAATTAACTATAACTTACCCAGCTTCTGCCGATACACAACATTATATGGTTTATAGTCCAACTACTGGAAATGGTTTATTGATAGTTGATAAAGTTGTTAGTAATGTCGCAACTAGACCTATGACTGGTTTTGGTGTGGCATGTAAACATAACCTTAAAATAGGTGATATTGTTAAAATTACAGGTAGTACTGGTTTTGACGGTAAACATGTTGTTATTAGAACAGGTTTAGATAATGGTGATATGAAAGATAATTATTTTGTTTTAGATTTACCAAACACAGGTGTTATTGATAATGATACTAGAATGGTTAAAGTAGTAAATGATATAGAATCTCAATATTATTTTAGAAAATTCAAAAAAATAAAAACAAAACATTCACCAGTTATCGAAACTGATGATTATGAAACATATGGTTTAGGTTTTAGTGAAAATATCTATTATGATAAAATAACACAATTTGTTTTTAATGAAGATATTGATGTTAGCGATTTAACTGATAATTTAGGAAGACCATTAAGTGAAATATTTTTATCTATAATTAAAACTGATAGCAACAATTTATTTACAAATATATCTTCAGGTTTAGAAACACCATTTTTTGATAATTTTAATAATTATGGCGGTAATTTCAATTATTTAAGAGATTTACCAGTAATTAATAAAATACATAACGGAGTTCAATTAACTACTGGTACACCATTACCATTTGTTTCCTATAAACCTTTAGAATTAAATGTTTTAGTAAGTAATAATTTATTTTATGGTGATTTGGTAGAGTTTAGTAACAATGATTTAATTGAAGTAGTATTGGCTGATGTTCATCATAGATTTAACACAGCAAGTAGAGAAACACCAACTACTTTAAATGAAGTATCTAGGTTACAACCTTCAGCAACTACATTGATTACTGAAACAATAACACTGGGTCCAAGACAAGAAGGTTATTATTATAAAGCACACCATAAATTTAAAATTAGAGATTTTTCTACTTATATTGAAACAGGTGATGCTGCAACAGGTGATATGCCAACATATGCAATTGATTTAGGTGACGGAAGATTTGTTTGGAGAGATTTACTAGATTTAGGTTTTTCTGAAATAAATGTCAAACCTTTGGATTACCCATTTCTTAATGGAACGCATTATTTATATGATAATTTATGTTTTTTCATTAAAAGACAAGACCCATTCAATATGTGGGACCTATTTCATGCAAATTTCCCAGCTGACCCAATAGGTGAGAAAATAACTAATAAATTTACAATTAATTCAGCAGAAGATGTTTGTTAATAGATACCAAATAAATTTAAGTTCAATAAGTAGTGCTGCAACAGCGACAACTATAAACATACCTATTAGTTTAGAAAGCCAAGAAATTGGTCAATCTGAATTAATAGATAAAGTATTTGTTGATGTACAAGTAGAGAACGCTATTAACCCAATTTCTGATTATGATAAAGTTAGATATTTGCCTTTAGGCATAAATAATAAAACTATAGTTAGTATAACATATAGTTTAAATTTAACGGGGTCAACAAATTATAAAGCAATTGGTTTTGCTGATGATGATATAAAATATGAAAAAAGTTGTTTTAAAGAAAGCTTTATTTATATGGCGTTTTTTGATTCACCAAACCCAATGACACAAAGACTTATTAGTTATCATACAATTTATTCTAAATTAAATGATAATGATTTATTAGGAATTGAAAGTCAACAAACAGCGACATATGGTTCGGTTATTGGTATTCCTGGTCAACCAGTGCCAGCAAATGAAGTTAATTTAGATTTTATTGTTAAAAACCCTATTCTTAAACCTTTAGGTTTTTCAGAAGGATATTATCTGTATGATTATAGAGATGAATTAAAAATTGGTGAATCCAAGTATTTATATATGCGAGCTAGCTTTAAAAACGCTAAAACAGGTAAATCAACCAATCTTATGGTTTCTAACCCACCAACACCTTTACAAATAGATAAAGTGGTACATGAATTATATACTAGATATATATTAACAAGAGATACTACGGGTTATTATTATAAAATAGATGAAACATATCATGGAAATTTGACTACCTCTGGAAGTATTGATACTAGCCCAAATAATGTATCACATCTTGGTAATGATGTGGGAATAATCTTATATCAAATACAAGCAGAATAATGGAATTAGTTAGAAAAACAATATTATTAGAAGATAGTACAGATAGAACAGCTGTCGATTCAAACGGAAACCCTAATACAAATTGGGGTGTAATGACAGCAACTACTTTTTATATAAATATCATGATAACACAGTCTATGGATAACATGGGGATTTTTGCTGATATGGAATTTTTAGAAAAAACTCAAAGTAGCTCAGTTCCTGATTATACAATATTAAAAGAAAAACTAGCACCATTAAATGCAAGTTTTAATTTTATAAATGGTAGCATAGTCACACTCAATCCACTTAGTTTAACAAATAGGGAGATTGCAACATTAAGATTACCAAATAAAGATGTAAGTCTTTATTATAATTCTCCAGTACTTAACTCTTTAAATTTTAAAATTACAGGTTATACTGATAGTAAAATAGAAGACTTAAGGTCATATAATGCCAGTAACCCTTTTCAAGTTGGTTTTGATATGGAAAGAGTTGATTATTATAATTACGCCAACACACTTGTTAACGGTGTTAGCAGAATATATTCAATGGCAGAACCTAGAATATATGTCTTTGATACACCAGCTGATTCAACATTAGGGCAATCAACACAAGTCAATGGTTTACAATATATTGAGTATACAGGTAAAACAAGACAAGTAATATTAAATGGTGTAACTAATATAATTCCAGTTACCCAATTTAGTTATGTCTGTGAAGGTATTAATATGACAAATACTTCATTATCGGCAATAACAAAAGAAGAATATTTATTTGGTGTAATTTTTCCACCAGAAGTTAAAAGTGAAGTATTTATAGAAAGAGGTATTACTTCAGTTATGGATAAACATTTAAGGTTATCAGAAGTGAAAGATTTAAATGAATTGGCACGTTATGGTAATGGGTTATATACATTAAATAAACAATAATAAAAATTAATAAAAGAATAAAATGGCAAATGGAACATACGGTACAGTAAGACCAGCAGATATAACACCAGAAGATGTAGAAATATTTTATCATTTTACTGCATCTAGAGATAGTATTGGTAATGTAACATTACAAAAATTAGAACCAAGTAGTGATTATTTGATTAAAGTAGATAATCCAAACAAAGTTCAATCTGGTGTATCTGGGTTTGAAATTTTTGGTGGTATGTATACGTTAAAATTACCAACAGATAAATTTAGAACCAAAGGTTTTTATACTATTATTATTAAACCAGTTGAAATTCGTACTAGAATTGTTGATGTAGGTGTATTATCTGCGTATCCAGATACTAAAGGTATTATATTTGATATTTCTAGTGTTCCAACAGCATTTACCAACAAATTTGAAAATAATGGTTTGGTAGGTTATCGAATTGAATATTTGACTACAAACCCTAATGAAGCAAAAATAAATAATTTTTATAGAGTAATTACGTCTAATAATAGAGCAGAACCAGTTAATCAAAACTTAACTAACACAAACCAAAAAGCTATACGTTATAGATTTAATGATAACTCTACACTTACATATTGTACGGTAACACCAAGTTCAGCAGCAAGTATTAACCCAAATGTATTTCCATTTATTGGACAACCTAATCAACAAGTTATAATTACCAATACATTCTTCAACCCATTAATGCTTGAAGTCGAAATGGTACAACATGATATTGAGACACTTGCATTTGCTATGTTTGGAAATCAAACAAAATCACTTGATGATGGAATTTATACTATATATAATTTTAATAATGATATTTATAAACAATACAACTTATACGAAATTAAAGACGTATATACTGGTACTCCGTTATTCGAAGTACGAGAATCATTAAAAAGTGTTGATTTTAGTAAAGCATTTGATAAAGTAACAAAAATATAAGTATAAATAATGAGTGATAATCCTAGAGTTAAGGTAGTTGGTTATGCAAAAAGACAACTTTTTGGTAACGGTATCGAATATAGAAATTTTAGTCCTGACCTAGTTGGTTTACAAATAGCTAGTGAAGGTGGTACTCCATTGTTTACAATGGGTAATTTCAATATTACCACCAACATGGACCCAAAAAGTGATAAATTTTTTATCACAAACAAATTTTCCAATTTTATATCTTTAACTGATTTAGATTTAACTCTTGCCAACGCAGATAAATTACTTACTGATAATGCAGGTGTTCTTCTTAATTTAGATAAAACCAATTTAAAATATAGTGCTCAATTTGGTTCATTAAGTGAATTTGTAAGGGTTTCGTTGGAAAATATAATAACAAATTGGCCAGCATCTTTATATGTTACAAATTTTGCTTTAGATGCTAATAATAATTCAATAATTGGTAATACTTACGATAGCTATAGTTATAACAATTTAAGCGATACCGCTTTTTTTAGAGTTAACACAACTTTCATTACCAATAGATATCAATTAAATATACTTAAAAATGGTAGTATATTAGATACTTTTAATGCTGGTAATAACCTAAGAAATGTAACCTCTAATTATGCAGCTTATGCTGTTTTGATTAATAATATTGAGTACCCAGTGTTAAATTTTACTGGTGCAACATATTCTACAAATGATTATGTATATTTTAATGTTAAAGGAAACCCATTTTCAGGTGTTCCATCATCTAATATATCATATCATGTAAAACCTAATAAAGTTAAAGAAGAAACATTCTTCAATGAGCTTCCATATTTTGAAAGTTATTTATTAAATAGGTTAGTAACCCCTAAATATACTTCAAAGTTTAATTATTCAATTAAATCTGATGGTGGTGTTGTAGTATATGCTTCGGATTCTGTAACTTGGCCAACAAGTGATGGTTATAATATTGATTTTGATACTAGTGGTTATGTTGATTATGCAACACAATTATTAAATATAGCAACAAATAACGATTTATCTACTAGTGATTTAATGAATAGAGTTTTGGTATCTGATTCGATATCATCATTTGATACTGCTCCAATTAATTTATATGATTTGGACAAAGATTCAACTGGTCAAAAAGTAACTAAAACATTAAGAATATATGGTAGAAATTTTGATGAAATAAATAATTTCATTGAAGGAATTTCATTTGCCAATACAGTTTCTTATAATAAATTAAATAATATTCCAGACATTTATGTTAAAAACTTAGCTAGAGTTCTAGGTTGGGAATTAATGACATCAGTGATTGAAAATGGTTTGTTGGCTAGTTATGTAAACACTAGTAAATCTACATATGAAGGTCAATCAGTTGGTTTAACGCCAGTTGAAGCTGATATTGAATTATGGAGAAGACTTATATTAAATTCACCATGGTTATGGAAATCAAAAGGTGCTCGTAAATCAATAGAATTTTTACTTAAATTCATTGGTGCACCAGGAGGTTTAGTAACATTTAATGAATATATTTATAAAGCAGATGCACCAATAGACATTGATTTGTTTAGAATTGCTTTGGATTTAAATGGTTTAGATAACAAAGATTTATCAATATATCCTATTGATAGCAATGGTTATCCTTACCCATTGGCTGATACTAGTTCCCTATATTATCAAAACTACGGTCTTTGGTTTAGAGAAACGGGTGGTGCCAATTCAACACAAGATATCCTTACTGGTAATAACCCTCACTTAGGACCATATGATGGTGGTTATGCATATATTAATCAATTTAAAGGGTTGATACCTAATTTTTCCGCAGTTACACTTACAGCAGAAACAATAACAACTGGTACAACTGCTTTATTTACAAACTATGACATCGGTACAATTACTAATTATACTGGGCCAGTGTATGTCGATACAATGAATGATGATGGTACTGATATTGGTAAATGTGTTGTTGTAACAAGTACAATAATACCAGACCCAATGCCACAACCATTAATAACTGATTGCGGTTGTGGTTGTCCTGAAGATGATGATGCTTTAAGTATATGTGTTAAAATTATCCATGGAGAAGCAGCTCCAATTTGTAAAGAATTAGCTGGGATAAAAGAAACTGGATTGGGTTATGATTATTTTGTATACTATAATTATAATATAGAAGGTAGTATAATATATGATGTTAACGGTAACCCATCAACATATGGAAGTATTTATACAACAAAAGAATGTTGTAAAGCAAAAGGTGGTGCACCAACTATTTATAGTACAATGAACGGAGATGTAGTATCAAATACTGGTTATGTATGTTGTCGTGTAGGTGATAAAAGAGGAGGTATATGTGGTTGTAATGTAGCGTGTAAATGGGCACTGGTATTTCAACCAAGAATATTAGATGGGGTTAAATATGTAGAGTTTATAAAACCTGATGGTAGTCTAGGACTTGTAACACCAGATGGGTCACATTGTCCAGGTGTACCATCTGCAGGGTTTTTAACTGAATTAGCTCCTAATATTATAGACCCATATACTGGTGAAGTAGGCGTTGCATGTAGATTAACTCAGGATGGGTTAAACGATTTAGCACAAGGTGATAATGGTAGCATAGCTAGGTGGATTAAACAAAAAATATATGGTAAAATTGGCTGTTGCGATGTCGATATGGAAACATATTTAAAATATGCTGAAGCGGTGGGTATTAAAACCAAACAATAAAAAATTAAAAAAAATTAAAAATAAATATAAATAATGGCAGATACAAAAGCGGTAGCAGCAGACCCAAGAGCAACTAAATGTCTTACTAAAGAAGAGTTATTAAAATATAGTGGTGAAAAAGGCCTTGTATTAAACTCTGATGGAACAGTCAGTGTATATTATAATAACCCTGAGTTAGGGTTATATCCTGTGCAATTAACTCTTGAATGTTGTAAAGTATTAGACCCTAAATATTATTTCGATATCAATACTCAAACATGTAGATGGGCTGAACCACACGATACATGCGGATTTAGCGAACCTATTAATCTTATCGTTAACCCTAAAGAGAATGATGGTACATTATTTTTTATTGATGATTTTCAAAAAGAAACATGTGATTTAAAAATTAGTTTTGATTACCTATTAAAAATTAAATGTGAAGATTTATTAAACATAGCTAATCCAACAATAGCGACCAATATTCAATCTCAAGAAACTATTAAAGAAATAGTTAAAACAGAAATGGAGATAGAATATATAAATTCACAAATAGAAACAATAACTAATCAAATTGTTGAGCTTAACACGGAATATTTGAATACACCATATTCTATGGAATGTGCTCAATTTCCTGTGGTAATAACAACACCTGACCCTATAAATTGTG